TAACTCGCTTTTCAAAGCCCGTTTGAATCATCTACTTATACCCTCTTTAATGCCCCGTTTAGGTAACTGGAAGTTGACTTATAACCAACACCCGAAATTTGCTCACCTGAAGTAATGGTGTCTCTCACCATATTTATCTTGCTATCAGCAACCGAGAAACTCAAATAGAGGTCCTTGAGACCAATGACATCATTGGAATCTGGGAATGCTTGTATCTCAATAATATTATTTTCTTTTTCGGTGCCTGAGATGTCAATGGTGTTTATTAATATCTCACCTTTTGCATAATCAACAGTTCCAACTGACTTAATTGCAACCTCATACTTGCCCTCATCATTAATATCTCTCACAACAGACAGAACACCCATATCACCTTCACCAGGAGTGTCTGTAAAGAAGAAAGTACCAGTTCTACCTCTTAAGTTGAACCCTGTACTCTTAATATTGAAACCTTCGGGGTTTTTGTGGAATCTATTACCATAGCAAAGTTCATATTGTGCTGACTGGTTGATCAGTGCCTTTAAATTCCTTCTAATCTTCACTCTAGTGATATTAGAGGTGATAGCATTGTCAGTATTGTCAATAACTTGAACTAATTTGCTATATTTGAAGCGACCACCGAACTTACTGACGTTTGCATCAGAGAATGTGTTCAAAGTGTTGCTAACTTTAGTCTTCAGACCGTTAACATTAGACACTTGTGAACTATTGTAGTAAACTGCAGTGTCAACTTCAACAAACAGGACCTTAAGATCAACAATTTGTTGGTTTACACCAGAAATTGCATAATTTTTCAGTTTGACGGCAATTTGTTCCTTATCAAAGTCGGAAATGAAGTCACCATTCTTGGGTTTGATGCTAATAAGCACTTGACCGAACTGTGGTGGGTCTAATTCTTCACCACCGACGACAGAAACGGACTCTGTGTTAGGATAAATGGACTGAATAATGGCTTCGTAGTCTCTAGCAGTGACTGCACGGTACTGAGAGGAGTAAATCCTTGGTGCAAAGTACTTGATTGAGTCAATTGGTTCAATATCGCCACCATTTTGTGCTTTTCTGTCCGTCGTAAGTTGAACAGTGGTGGTAGGAACAACTGGATTGCCCAAACTATCAGTAAAACGACCAGAAAAACTGAAAGAAGAAGGTCCATTACCATCTCTTCCATCTGTAATGATGTAAGTTGCAGTAATTACGTCTCCATGATTCAGTTTTTTGCCAAAATATCCGTCACCAAACAAGAGTTCGTACTTTTCATCCTGAACTTCTTGTAAAAGATAGATTTCTGAGTTCTTATTCAGGTTTAAAATGTTATCAGCAGTCGTAAATGGTCTTCCAAGACCAGTTTCATTCCTGGTTTTGACATTTACCTTGATAGTTGACGTATCAATGAACGAATTATCAAGAATAAAGCGTTGATCTAACGAACCATCAACAACAAACTGCTTTCTGAGGAAAGTTCCTTGGAAAATTTCAATATTATCGAACGTAGCAACACCAGAATTGACTGTTGTTGTAATATCTTCAGGTATAGAGAACACAAAGTTGGTCTCTTCTGCCATTCCAACGCACACCAGACCCGCTTCTAAGGTGACTGTAGGTGATGTTGTGTCGGGTTGTACAGTAAAACTGACTTGACCCTTTGCTGCGCTCCTGGAGCGGGGTACATAACCAATATTTCTTGCCAAAGAGACAACATTTTCTCTCAATGTTGCCGAATCTAAGAAAGATTCGTTAACAATCAGGTTAGAGTTGAACGCATTGATGTAAGTATTATAAGCAAGCGTGTCAATTAAGACTGAAAAGTTGGAACCTTCGAAGTCAAAGTCCGAAAATTCGGAATTTGCACGAAGATAACTCTTAATTGATGCTCGAATTTGGTCAAAGTCGAGGTTTGTAAACTTAGTAAAAGGCATATCAGCGTGCCGCCTCTAATATGAACGTGAATTCTTGAACAGGAAGGTCTTGACCAACAATATCAAAGAAGACTGTTACGGAAAAAGTGTTCATATCAGGTTCTGGTTCGACCTGAACTTCTACATTTTCAACTCTTTCTTCAAAGTTTTCAATAGTTGTAATAATTTGGTTCTCAATTACGCTTGCAGTAGCGTAATCAACGAAATCAAATAAGGATCTATAAACGTCAGAACCCAGGAGAGGTTGAAAGAAACGCTCTCCTGGGATAGTTTGAACTAAATTACGAACTGCACGCTTGATAGCGTTAGCATTTTTAAGAACTGGCAAGTCTTTTGTCACAGGATGGGGCTCAAAAGACAAACTAATGTCCTTGAAACCCCTTGATATCCTAGTGATTGCCATTGGTCAGATAGTTTTCTTGCCTTTATTTATATCTTCAACAGCAATTTCTTCTGGATCTTCTGTTTTTCTGGGCTTGGTCCAATAGTCAGTGATCAAACTTGTGGTTCCCCACATTTGATACATGTAGTTGACATCACGATCAACGTGATACTTTGCCATATTAACTCCTGATTGTGTGAATCAGAACTTTTTAAGGGGTTTCCATCCCTTCATCACTATTTACCACGGGATATTCTTCACGTTCTTCTGGTGTAGTCCAGAAATAATCATCACAATCACCCAAACGACCCCAGTGAACACCATTCTCTACCTGATACCATTCTGTAGATACCTTAAAGTCTGGTGTTTTAACGTCTTGTGGTGTCAAAGAGATATCATATATGCGGCATCTGTTGTTTGGATATAAGGCATATTGCCCATTGTACAGTTCAATCAAGTTAAATGACTTATGTTCACTTGGCATTTCTGCCGTTGAGTAGTCAATAACATCAGGATCGCCGTGATAGTTGTCCAAGGTGCAAATATATTCACCTTTCAATGATCCAAAGTGCCTTGTCCTAACTTCCCATTCCATTGATCCAACATGCTGTTTACATATTGTGGTCACATTATAGTCCATACAGTTCCAAAACTGTAGGTTAGGAAGATCTAAATCAGGGTCTGGAGTCTCTGGTTCAGATACAAATGCACTAATAGGCAACTTATCATACATTGCCCCATAATCAGGAAGGTAAGTTTCAAAGTAAAAAGCACGACCAGGAATACTCTTAGCAGCAATCCAGATACCTTTTACAAATTCGCCATGACCATATTCATGGTCACAAAGATATTCTTTACGAACCCAAGTATGAACTGCTGGTAAATTGGTAATTAACTTACTCATGCCCAATCTTTTTCTTGCTCTGAGTATCTATACAATAGTTCTTCATCTTTTTTAATATCCCGAATAGCGATATAGAAGTCTTCTTCATCAACTCCTAAGTTAGGGTCATCAGAATGGTTAACATAATATGCCTGATATATTCTATCAAGGTCACAGTCAATCCAGAATCCTTCTTCATCGCACCACGTTAAAGATACAATGTTATCTTCCATCCATTTTGGTATTTTATCCCAGGGCACCTTTACTACTTCTTGACGTTCTTTCCAGATAATGGTGCCTTTTGGAATATCACATAAAGAAAAAACACCCACCCCACCACAAACTTTACTGGGTGCGAGGTAGGTGTAGAGCGTCATATCATACATCAACGACCCTGCCCGCGATAAACCTTCTTCTTATTATTGCGAGAAGTCGCGGCGTACTTGGTGTTCTTCCCTTGTCCTTGACGAGACTTCTTGGGTTTTCCGGGCATAAACCCGTCCTTTACCACACCAACCTTTGATCTCATTGCCATTTGTAGTCTCCTGTAATTTTAGTTTCAATGTCCGAGGGACGGGGACGACCTGTCTGATAATACTCTATCGACAAGTCATCCATATACTCAAAGTATTCCTCTTGAGTAAGGTTCTTATATCTTACCTCACCTTTAATGATGATCGTGTAAGAATCTGCCATAGTATCAAATAACTCTTGTCTTCTCGTGACCAACTCTGACACGAGGATCGCACCAGATCTCAAAACCTGCTTCTTTTGCATCCAGGCAGAATGATACATCTTCTCCACACATATCCTGAACCTCTCCAGATTCAAAGACTTGCATCTTCGGAGCAAACCAAGGATACTTCATATCCTCATGCTCAAATACTCCCTTCTTGATGAGCAACCATCCGAAACCTGCATAGTCCACTGTGAATGGCTTCTTACGCTTACCCATGGTCTCTAACGTTTCATGGTTCATGACTCCACCATTATTACGGAAGTCATCTTCTTCCATCCAGTGAGCAACACTAGTGGTCTGACCATCTTCAGTACAATACCATCCAGAAGCAAGGTCTTTATCCAACAATACCAACTGATAAAACTTCTCAGTGTTGAATACAATATCACTATCAATCCACAACTGATAGTCATAGTTCAACTTACCATCCCAAGGAATCTGATCAGGTCCACGCAGTACATTAGCACCCAGACACTTACAACGTGCAAAGTTCACCATGGAACTATAGTCTTGTGAGATCTGAATACTTGCACCGTTCTGTACTAAGTCAAAACACAGTTGTACAAAGTTCTTCAAATATGTGTAAGATACTCCACGACCAGGTAGACAGAAGACAACACTCTTGCCTCTTACCATCTCCCTTGCTTTGTCATAGTCAAACTCAGGGGCGTCTGCCTTTGCCTTAGTCGGGTTTTTTGCCTTTACTGTAAATCCTTTAGCCATTAGAAAAAGTAGGTTACGTCAATATTATACCAGGGTATCTATACAGAGTCAATCAAACTTCGGTGATGATAACACTATCTCCATCAACCTCCATGTTTATCTCTGTGCCCTCATACCACCCAAACTCAGATATAATCCACTCAGGAATCGTGATGACATACTCCCCAGTTACTGTATCGACTTCTACAGACGAAAAATTTTCTCCGCGATTTTTTTTCATACAAGGTATTTCAGTTTTCATTTTTGTTTTATATAGAAAAAGTGTGAGTTATATAAAGACCTCGCGAAAGCAAGACTTTATAGCTTACAGGGAC